TGGGCGAATCGAGGGTTGAATCTGTGGTGCGTAGAGGCAGGAACGCTGTCGCTGACTCCTGGCACCGCAACGTACAATCTTCCTGACGATACGATTGACATTCTGGAAGGAGTGATTCGGACGTATGCAGGTCAGCAGAACAATCAGACTGATATTGCGATTACCCGGATCTCTTTCGTTACCTACAATACGTTGCCTAACAAGCTGGTGCAAGGTACTCCGATTCAGTACTACGTTGCCAGGGATACAACGACTCCTGAAATTACGTTCTGGCAGGTGCCGGACAATACGATCTCTCGACAGTTTGTTTACTACAGGTTGCGGCGTCAGCAGGATGTTGGGCAGAACGCTAACAACAATATGGACGTGCCGTTCCGGTTTGTCCCTGCGATGATCTCCGGTCTTGCCTATCACCTTGCTTCTAAGAGGCCGGAAGCATTTGCTCGTATGCCTGAATTGAAGGCACTGTACGAGGAAGAGTTTCAACGTGCTGCTGACGAAGACCGTCAACGATCTGCGGTTATGTTGGTGCCGGGAGGATACGGCTGGTAATGTTTGCTTCCGGTAAACACGCAATTGCGATGTGCGATATCTGCGCTAGGCAGATAAAGTACACTGCTCTAAAGAAGTACATATACAACCAGAGATGGAATGGACTTCTTGTTTGCGAAGAGTGCTTTGATATAGACAATCCTCAGCTTCAGATCGGCAAGTACGTTAGAGGCGAAGCGATTGCTCTTAACGATCCCAGGACTGCGTCTCAACAGAACCCTCCTACCAGAGCGTACTTCGGTTGGAATCCAGTGTTACCTAACAAGATCTATGTCAATTTAGGTAGTGTTAAAATTTCTATCAGTTGAGGATCAATATGAAGAAGTTCAAAGACAAGAAAGTAGTTCGTAAGCAGGTTGGTGGAGATTTTATTCGTTACATGAAAGATTTCCCCGTAGCAAATATTCCTTACATGGGAGATTTCCCCGTAACAAACAGGCGTTTTGCTTCTCCTGGATCTAAGTACGGATCTGGCTCTGGGTTCGGTATAGCTAAAGCCAATATTGATAGATTCTCGAAGGATGCAGAGAAGGGTTCTTCTGCTGCTATTCCTACTGAAACGACACCTGCTCCTGCCACGCAGCCGAAGGTGGATAATGTCGTTGCCTCTATCCTAAAAACTGCCGCTTTAGCTACTCCTTCTCCCGAGAAGAACGCTATGGATCAGTACAAGAAGCAATCCCCTCCCTTTATGCAAAACCTTTCTGCTTTCTTAGAGAAAGCAGCACAAGCTCCTGACGCTCCTCCCTCGCGGGTGGAGACGAGTTTGTCTTCTTCCTTTAAGAAAGCAGCAAAAGCTCCTGACGCTCCTGCTGAATTAGCGAAAGCTGCGGAAGAGATTCCTAAAACCAAGTCTGGCATGAAGAAGTTTATGGATGAGTACGGCAAGTTTATCGCTCTTGGCGCTATGGCTGGGACTGGTGGTAAGGCTGGTCGAATCGCTGCTCCGGCGCATGGTGGATCTATGAAGAAGTCTTCCGGGGGTGAACCTCCGAAGAAAAGCGAAGGCGGCGCTATCCGCAAATTCAAAGGAGGTTCCATGAAAGGGAACACGATGGACAGTACGCTCACCCCGAAGTACGCGAAGGGTGGTGATATGCCCAAGGGTATGTCGAAAGGCAAGATGGGCAAGGCTGCTGGCGAGATGCCTCAGCACAAGAAGATGGCGATGGGTAAGCCTACCCCGCAGAGCATGGGGCAGAAGTTCGCTAAGGGCGGCGCTGCCAAGTATGCTAGCGGCGGGATGTGCAAAGGCTACGGGATCGCCAAGAAGATCCGCCCGACTGGGCCGATGAACTAATCTAGAAGTAGACCATCATGACATACGCTGAACTCAAGCAGCAGATCCAGGACTACGTTCAATCGGACGAAACCACGTTCCTTGCGAATCTGGATTCTATCATTCAGCTTGCAGAGCAGCGTATCAACAGAGATGTGAAGTCGCCAGATTCTCGCGTTACCACTACCGGGAATCTGGTGACCCAAACAATCACCACCCTCAGTGATTTCGTAATGCCTCTCAGTCTTTTCGTGAACGTCGATGGCGTTCAGACTGGAATGCTTCTGAAGGAGGTTTCCTACCTAACGGAAGCGTATGGCGTAACGGAACAATCCGCTGGGTCTTCAGGGAAGCCAGCATACTATGCAATTGAAAGATCTTCAACAGCAGGCACATACATTCTAGTTGCGCCTTCTCCTGATACAACATACACATACACCCTTTACTACTACCGCACGCCAGACACAATAGTAAGTGTTAATTTAAATAATTCAACATGGGTTAGCACATACTTCCCTCAAGTGTTGCTCTACGGGTGCCTTGTTGAAGCCTATTCCTTCTTGAAGGGTGAGCCTCAAATGCAGCAGCAGTACGAGAAGCTGTATCAGCTTGGGCTGATTGAATTGAAGAACGTCTGTGAAGACGAGCAGAGAATGGACAACTACAGGAACCCTGACAGCAAAAGGAATATCGGCTAATGGCATTCACAGGCAGTTATGTAACCAACTCGTTTAAGGAGCAACTGCTCCTTGCTGTACACGATTTCTCTACGGATGTCATCAAGATCGCACTGTATACAGACTCTGCGACTATCGACAACACTACGACTGCCTACAGCGCCACGAACGAAGTATCCGGCACGGGATATACCGCTGGAGGGAAGACGTTAACCGCTACCGTTACTCCTGACGGGATCTATACGATCCTCGACTTTGCCGATATAAGCTGGACTTCTGCTTCGTTTACTTGCCGGGGCGCTCTTGTGTACAACTCTTCCAAATCCAACAAGTCTATTTTTGTCCTAGACTTCGGCACCAACAAGACTGTCTCTTCCGGTACGTTGACAATCCAATTCCCTACCGCAAACTCCAATACTGCAATTGCAGTGATTAGCTCTGTAACGAACTAATATGCCCTCTACATATACTTCTAATAACAAGATCCAAAAGATTGCAACAGGTGAACAGTCTGGTACTTGGGGCAATACTACCAACACGAACTTCGATTTGTTCGATACAGCGATTGATGGGTTTGTTGCTGTTGCATTGACTGGGACAACGCATACCTTAAACATTCCTGACGGTACTGCTGCCGATGGAAGAAACAAGGTAATCAGCTTTACGGGTGCGCTTGCTGCTGCGAATACGGTTAGCATTACGCCGAACACGGTTAAGAAGCATTACTTTGTCCAGAACAATACGACAGGTGGGCAGAACGTCATCATCTCGCAGGGATCTGGCTCTACCGTTACGATCAAACCTGGGTACTCGTCGATTGTTTATCTTAACGGTGCAGGGTCGGGTCAGCGGCAACACGACGTTGCAGGCGAATGCTACGGCCTCAGGTACCCTTACTCTTCCCGCCGCAACAGACACGCTTGTAGGCAAGGCTACGACCGATACGTTTACGAACAAGACATTCGATACTGCGGGTACGGGGAATGTTCTTCGGATTAACGGGACTCAGGTGAGCGCCGTAACGGGTACAGGTTCTGTTGTTCTTGCGACTTCTCCGACTCTTGTTACGCCGTTGTTGGGTACCCCTACTTCGGGTACGTTAACGAACTGCACAGGTCTGCCTATCTCTACGGGTGTGTCGGGTTTAGCGGCGAATATGGCGACGTTCTTAGGTGCGCCGTCGAGTGCTAATCTTTCCGCTACGATGACGGACGAGACGGGTACTGGGGCGCTTGTCTTTGCGAATACTCCTACTCTTGTTACTCCTCTTCTAGGAACTCCTACCTCCGGGACGTTAACGAACTGTACGGGCCTTCCTGTTTCAACCGGGGTTTCAGGATTAGGAACCGGGGTTGCTACGTTCCTAGCGACCCCCACGAGCGCAAACCTAGCTGCTGCTGTTACGAACGAGACAGGGACTGGCGCTCTTGTGTTTGGGACTGGCCCAGTGTTAACCAGCCCAACTCTGACTGGCGCTGATATTGGAACCCCGGCGTCTGGCACTCTTACCAATTGCACAGGATTGCCTATCTCTACCGGGGTATCCGGTTTAGGCACTGGTGTTGCTACGTTCTTGGCGACTCCTTCCAGTGCTAACCTAGCTGCTGCTGTTACGGATGAGACAGGTAGCGGAGCGTTGGTGTTCGGAACGTCTCCTACGATTGCTACCCCTACGATTACAACGAGTGCCGTTATCCCGTTGATTAACGGAGGGACGACTGCTTCTTCTCCCCTGACGCTTCAGTCTACGTCTGGCACTGGCACAAGCGATGCCATTCTGTTTAAGACTGGATCGCAACAAGAGCGGATGCGGATTACATCTGGTGGAAACGTCGGCATCGGGACGGCGAGTCCGGTGGCACGATTACACGCAAGGGGCAGTGGGTCGGCTCTCCCGGCGTCGTCTGGCTCGACACAATCGGCTGGACTTATTCAGCGGTTTAACGACAGTTCGACTGCTCATCTGGATATCGGCGGCGCTGCAGCTAGTGGTATGTGGCTGCAGGTCAATGATGATACAAATCTAGCGGTTCCGTATCCGCTGCTGCTCCAGCCCGTCAATGGCAACGTCGGCATCGGGACGGCGAGTCCAAGTAACAAACTAACAGTACTGACGACAGGCACGCTCAACACTGTAGGTGACGCCATTGACGCAGGGGCAACCTTCACAGGGGCAGACTATGCATTTGGGACTGGAGGCAACCCTGCTATTCTCAATGTACATTCCAACTCTACACTAGGTGCAGGCATCGGAGCGACAATTGGTCTTGGCGGCAGATATACTGGCACTTCATTCGCGCAATTTGCCATCATCAAAGGCGCAAAAGAGAATGCTACAGACGGTAACTTTGCAACCTTTTTGGCGTTTGGTACTCGTGCAAACGGCGGGAACATTACTGAACGTATGCGTATTGACTCCAGCGGAAACATTATTGTCGGCAATGCCAGCGCCGCTGTTAATACGCTTCGATACCTGGATCTTTACAACACCGACACTGGCTCGTCTGCTGGCGTAGTCACGCGGATGATTACGTCTGACGTTGCCGGGACTGGTGTGGCAATCGGGCAGATAATCAAGTACAAAAACGGCTCGATGTTATTTCAAAACACCGAGACGAACTCTGCCGCGAATATGCAGTTTGGCATTGGCGTATCGGAAAGGATGCGCATCGACTCTGGCGGCAACGTCGGCATTGGAACG